AGGGTAAAGAAGTCGAACTTAACCATCCTATGAGAAATACAAGATCCGGTAAAAAATACTATGTGTATGTTAAAAATCCAAAAACAAAAAAGGTAATTCGAGTAAATTTTGGAGATGTAAAAGGTGGTTTAACTGCTAAGGTTAGTGATCCAGAAGCTAGAAAGAATTTCGCATCAAGACATAAATGTTCTACTAAGAAAGATAAAACTAAAGCTGGATACTGGGCGTGTAGATTGAACAAGTACGGACATTTGTTTGGCGGACGCACTTACCCCGGCTTCTGGTAAATTCAAACAATTATCCTGATTATTTTTATATATAGTCTAAATGAATCATTTGCAATCATATAAACTATTTGAATCCATTTCAGAAAAAATTTATCATGGGAATAGAAAAGGCGACTTCCCGCCAAAAAGGAAAAGATTCGCGGGTGCAATATTTCTCACCGGCAATTTAGAATTTGCTAAAAACTTTGCAGGATTTGATGAAAGGGAACAATTTACGAATGGTGCCGTATGGGAAGTTATAGAGTGTGAACCAATTATTTCCGCTATAAAATCAAAAAAGTATGATGGTTTTGAAGTAACAGAAAAAGGCACAAAAAATGTTGCCATTTTTGAAGAGACGAGTATAGAAAAATTTGAAAAAATATTATGAGTCTTCCATACAAAGAAACTAAATTATCAGATAATCATTTCATTAGAGAGTTTAATCAAGAAACCGATTCTGGAGAGTTCATGTGGCACAGGGACAGGGAAAGTCGAATAATTGAATCAATTGGACCGACAAACTGGAAAATTCAATTAGATAACGAACTACCAAAAACAATCGAAGGTAAAGTATTCATACCAATGGGTGTTTATCACAGATTGATAAAAGGAACAGGAGATTTAAAGATTAATCTAACGAAACTTGACTAAAGTCAAATCTTTTTTCAATAAACTTATTTAGTTCAATACACTTCTCAAACTCTTCTAACTGGGCCAATTCTAAGACAACTTTTTGTAAATATTTTTTTGAATATATTTTGAGTTCTTTAGAATAGGGTCTGTTTTGCAGACATCTTTGGTAAACTTCAATCGGATCCATTTTAATCGTTTTGTGAATTGTAATTGTCTCTATAAATTTTTATTACTTCGTCAAATTCAGTGATAACACCAGATTTAAACTTTTCATTATCGTATTTTTGTTTTAAGATATATTCTTTTACATAATCTTCGTAGTCCAGAGCGATTGATATTTCTAGAGTTTCTTCATCAATATCGACTGATTCGTTAACGTCATTATCGACTAACTCTTTAGTTATGTCATCAATATACTCAACAGAAGCAAAGTTACTCTTTTCTAAGATAACTTCCAACTTTCTTCTAAGTTTTCTGTTAGAAACTAGTAAATTATTAGATATTGCTATATCTATATAGTCTTTAGTGTCTTTAAGTGACTCTAAGAGTTCAATGTCTTTTTGGTCAACAACTCTTACTTTTTTGAAAATAGGAGATACTTTATTGGGGATAAATTCGGTTTCGCCTGTGTTTGTATCAAGAATTGTAATTCCTTTCTGGTCACCGTAGTCATTTCTATCCATTTGGAAATTAGAACCAATAAATTCAAAGTTTTTATTGACTTGTCTGATGTGAATATGTGCACTAAAAACTCTTTTGAATTGTGTGAAATCTTCAATATCTATTTTATCTGAGTTTCTATGACCCACCGACGTTAGATGCATTCTACATCCATTCAAATCTGAATGACATAGTAGATAGTCACATTCTTTATTTTCTTTGATTAACTTTATTTGTTCTAATCTTTTTTCGATATAAGGCATTAAACACAATTTGACCTCACCGTGTTGTATCTGAGTCGTTTTATCGTAGATAAAGACATTTGGAATGTATCTAAACGGCCGAACGGTATTTATTTCATCTGAGCTTTTACTCCAACAATCATGATTTCCAATAATGATGTGTAGTGGAGCGATTTTAGAAATTTCTTCAACTATATCCATTCCAAAATTTAATAGATTGATAGGTATAACGTTTCTGTTATCAAATAAGTCACCTAAATGTATAATGATGTCACCTGGTTCGATTCGTTGTTTAAGAAGAGGAATCAAAAATTCAGAAAAGTATTCTTTATGAACTTTATACCACCTATCGACTGAGTTCGGATATCCGAGGCCTATGTGGGTATCACCAATTAGAAAAATTTTACTCATAGATTATGTTTAGTATTATATCACTGGAAGAGGTCTTTGTTTATCTAATCTTTTTTACGAGCTTCTCTGGCGCATTTTTCACAACCACTTCCGGCGTAAAGATGTGCGTTTGGTGTTTGTAGAAACTCACCGTGATGGGGGCATATGATTATTACAAGTGTTCTACAATTCTGATAAAGTACTAAGTCATAATTGTATTTTCCAAAGTGTAGTAACTTTGATTTTTCGATGAATTCTTTACTTTTATTGGTTCTTCTTCTAAGTGACTTTAATTCTTTAACAATAGATTTTTCTTTCGACTTGCAATTTTTATTACAAAACTTTCTATCAGGCCTACCCCACTTAATTTCCTTACCGCAATATCTATAATTACACAGCATGTACTATTTATTAAAAGTGGAAATGGCATTTTTGACAACATAAAATCTGAAAAAGAGAGTCGGGCGAGTGGAGTAGAAAATATATAATTATAACAAAAAATAATTAATTTAATATGCCACTACCACATTTTGCAAACACCATCCAAACAGGAGCTCCAGGTGGACCTGGAACACTGCCTGATGAAGTTGTATATTTGAACTTGTTTGAAATCACTTTCATTTTGCCACTTTCACTTCAGGCAAATAGAAATGCGGTTCTACTACTTCAAAACGCAACCAAAATTGATCTTAACTTGACTGAGTTTGACGTATCCGCTAAGCCACAAAGATTTAAGTATTCAACAAGAATGTTTATGACACCACCTACGAAAACAGATGGAACATTATCTATTCCATTTCAGGTGAACGTAAACAACAGTGGTTCTATGGAAACTTGGAACACACTTAAAGCTTGGTATGATTTAGTGTTTAACTCTCAAAATGGTTCAACATTTTATAAGTCTGATATTATTGGAACTATAATTGTAAATCAACACGATAAAAAAGGTCTTGTTTTAAGAAGAGTAACTTTTCAAAATGTTCAAATTACTAAGATCGCTGGATATTCACTTGACTGGTCATCTAATAACATCATTGAAAACGCAACGGCTGATTTCGTTTATGATTATTTCATTGATGAGTATATCGATAATGGATACGCTATCAACCCAGGAAAAGTTTCTGGATATTAAAAATTGATTCTTATTCTAAAAAACAAAACCCATCTGAAAAGATGGGTTTTTTTATTTTACATAGAAGGCATATTGAAATTTGGCATTTTGAAGTTGTTGGCAACAGAATTGTAATCAGGCATTTTATGATCACCTTCTTGTTTTTTTCTGTCTTTGTCTTCTTCTTCAGTTAACTCATTTACTAGTTTGATGTTTTCTTCGAATAACCAGAATGGCCAACTATCGATTGACCATTCTTGTAATCTCCAATGTTTTTGTAACATCAATTTATTCTTTAATAAATGCGTCAAAGGCATCTGAAATAACGAAAACACCTGAGGCTCCGTCGGGAAATTGCATGTCTGTGCGGACCTCCTCTCCACACTCACAAACAGATTTAATTTCTGAGATTCCTATTGTCATTTTATTTACCGCCGCATTTAAGAATTGGAAAGAAATATCATCGATTTCTTCAAACTCTTTTAGTTTAGCTTTGATACCATCATAAGTGATGGAAGCTCTACCAGGTAACATAAATGGAATAATTTTCAAAAATGAAAGATTTGGTGTTCTTTTTTCTTGATTTTCTTTAATGATATAATCAGTAAAGGCTTTCTGTAAGCCAATGTTTGGAGGCGCCAATTCAAAGTATTTACCGTTAACTGTGCTAAAATTATAAGTCCGAGAACTTAAGCTAAAATATTTTTCTAATTTAGAATCCTGTTCGTGAAAAACAAAGTTTTTTCTATTAAGTTCAATTTTTACTTCCTGACCACAACTACATTTAGCAGTAACGGCTAGTGCGTTTCCTTGTTGGAAAGTAAGTTCTCTAATTAAAAAGATTAAAAATAATCTATCTTGATCTTTGATTTCAAGATAGGAAGCAATTTTTCCGTCTGGATATTTCACACGAACACAAGCCTGTAACATATCATTCATTTTCTCAACAATATCATAAAAGTTTGTATCGTCAACCATAGAATAAGCTTGGATTTCTCGAACTTGGGCTGGTCTAATCATAAATAAAGTTCCAGTCGGATAGTAGTTACCACAAGGTAGCTCTCTAATGTCCATGTTGAAATACTGTAGGTCACTAGTTCTAGCAGTTTGGGGTTGCTCTACAAACGGTAGATCATCTGATTGACCTCCATTTTGGATATTTTGGGAGTGGTCGAGGTCTTGAAGATGTCTTTTTAAGTAATCTTCTTCTGACATTGGTGTTTTTTTAGTTGACATATTTTACAAAATTAATTTTTTTATATATTACGAATATAATAATACCTTACTTTTATACAGATTTAATTCAACAAAGTTTTATATTTAGTATTAATTTATGAAAGTTTTGGTCTTTTTTTAGATTTAAAATAAAAAAGTCCGGAATTTCTTATAATTTTTTAAATTTTTATATCTGAAAAATCGAATTTCAAAATCCATTTTTTGTTCCCGGCATTGTAAACACGATAATATCCAAGCTCAGACATAATTTCCTCTTCAGTCTTATTAGAGTCATATCCTAAATCAATCAATTTTTGTTTTCTCCAGTTAAATCTATGACTTTTAATTCCGTCTATGACATACCAGTATCCTGGCTTTGAAGTGTGTTGATATGTAAAACCTAAAGTTTGGTAAAGATTTCCCGTTGAAATTAAATTATCAGAATACGTCTCTATTGATATTGGTGAGTGTTGTTGAACGAAATACTTTAATATTTTTGAAGCACCTCCAACGACATTGGTGTCGATTTTATTGCAAAATCTTGTTAATTCATAATAATTTTCTTTACGATTTAATTTTTTCCTTTGTAAAGGGAGTCTTAATTTAGAAAAAGTCATTAGACTCACCAAAACATCATTGGAATATAATCCTATTCTAATTGAAGATTTACAATCAGCCTGTAGATGATTTTTAATTAAAAAGTCTCTTGAATCGTTATATGATACATTTTTAATTAAACACTTTCTGGCCCAGATTCTGTTTCGGGTTTTACGGAGTTTATTGATGATAAAGGATTGACATATCTCTCTTTTAGTATTCCAATCATCTTCCCAAACTGAAAATAAATTTATACCATTCTCTTCGGCTAATTTATGTTTTTTTTGATGGTATGTATCTTGTTTAAATTTTTCAGAATGCCACCAAACTCCATTAAATTCAAAACCCATTTTTAAATCAGGTAAAAAAATATCTATTTCATATGGTCCTAAAACACCTTTACAATCTGAGATTATCTCACCAACATAATTTAATTGTATAAATTTTAATAATTCTAATTGGGATATGGAGGCATTTTCAGAAATAGGAAAACAATTTGTGCAAATATTTACACCTGAGTTGTTTCTATAATAAAATTGCCAGGTCAAAATATCGAAATCTGTTTTACAATCATTACAGTGAAATTGCAAATGAGTTGAAATATCTTTTTTAAATCCCATGAAGGTGAATTTCTCAGGATTTATTTTACTTTCTATTCTTTCTTTATAACTTCTATAAAAGAAATCTATCGTTTTTTTGTGGACTTCACTGTTCATCCACGGGTGTTCCACACCATATTTATCGAGTGAAGTTTTTTTATAAGATTCTTTATAATTACTATTTTTAAAAGATTTGATTCTTTTATCTAAAATTTCCTTTGATTTCGACGGATTATCAACACCCCAATTTTCTCTTAATGTTCTGCTTGATTTATTTTGTATACTTTTAGAAGACATCGGAGAATTACCCCCGTATCTGTTTTGATTAGTTTTAATTATTTTTTCTTTAATTAGTTTTGACTCAGCTGGAGTTTTCGTGCCAAATTTTTCTAAAGATTTAATCTCCTTAATCTTTTTGATATCTGGATCAGACGATATACATTTATTTGAGCAATAGTCTCTATAACCTAAAGTTGAATTTATAAAATTGACTCTGTTATCACAATTTGGATTTTTACAAATAGGAACTTCAGAAATTTGATTCAGACATAGATAAACCTTCTGCTTGAAAGGAATATCAATTATTTGATTACTATCACAATACTCGATAATAAAATTAAATTCTTCTTTGTGATTTTTTAATAAATAACTTTCTCTATTAAATTTTCCCGATGGGTCTGCTTGGTCAAAAATTTCTAAATTCATATATAACATATCTTTCTACGTATATATTAAAAACTCCTATTTGTTTTTGCATAAAAAACCCAGACATTTCTATCTGGGTTTAATTTCTTTAAATTATCCGTTTATGAATCCACCGGCTTCAATAGCCCCGGTTCTAAGAATTGTAATGTTATTCACTATGATTCCCATACCCTTAATCGGTTCAACAAATGTGTCTAATACTCCAATCTGGTTATCTATCAATTCAGCGGTGTTGTTTTCTTCATCCATTTTGTTAAAATAGTTATAAAGACCGTTTCTTGAGACATACGTTTCACAGATAGTGTCAGCTCTTAATTTAATTTCTGCTCTGATATCAGGTGTGTTAAATCTCCACTGGAAGTCTAACAACATTCTTGATAATTCTCTTTCAAGTTCAATTAAGACTTCTCTTACGTGAATATAAGAAAGAGCTGATTTTACTAAAGTTTGTGCGGTGTTCTCAGTCTCAATTACAAATCCTCTATTTCTTTTGAAGACAAGTGGGTTGATTTGAGCTTGGTTCAAGAACTCGATATCTTCTGGTGTAAAGTCTAACTCAAGTGAGTTAATTCCAGTGATTCTACCGTTAGTAACACCAGCTGCAATGGTCCAAGGTGTCACATTTCCAATATTTGAAATGTGCTTAGCCATGTAAGTTGTAGCAACAAACGGTGCCGGTGGATGTTCCAAAGGTCTACCGTTATCACTAATCACAACATATGGGAAGAAATATCCAACAGATGTGTTACCAGAACCATTTGCGAATGTATAGAAGAAAGCAGGACTGCTTTCTGGATCTCCACCTTTTGCTACATATTCCACCTGTAAGATTCCTTCACTATTAGTAAATGTAGGAGATGATGAATTTCTAAAATCTCTAGCAGAAGGCATATTTATGAAACCAAAACAATCTAATCTTGTTCCACATATATCAACAAGTGGTTGTTTACTAAATTCAGTAAGTCCTAATCCGAAACTATCAATTAAATATCTAAAATCAATTGCCTCTTTATTAGTAAGGGCTTTGAATATAGGAGTTCCTCTAGAAATAGTGTTAAGAATAGCAGTTTGTCTTGTTTCTGTTCCATCTGGCATAGAAGCCGTTCTGATTCTAAATCCTTTTAAAGATATAGTTTTCAACGTTGTAGCATATTGGTCTATTGTTACAAATCTATTTGTTTGTAGAGCAGTTCCAGTGAATCTAGTCAAAATTCTTGAGTCACAAGTAAGTTCTGTTAGAGTTGGATCACCTGCGTATCTTCTTTTTGACAAAATTCTAGTCAATTTTCTTGGATACTCACCAATTTGTAAAAGAGTTGGATCATAATAAGCTTCTAAGAAGTCACCAACTTTAATCTCAGTATATCTTGAACTATTAATCAAAACTTTGTTTGGTGTCTGAACATATCCAGAAGGAAGTTCACACTCGATTGTTTGTTTATAATTTGACTTTTCAGATTTAATAAAGAAGTCATTGTTAGCTTTATGAGCAACATAACTAATCGTTTCAAGATCTGACTCAACAAAGTCTGCGTATAAGTTATTAGAACCATCTACATACATTTTCAAATAATGTCTAACTAAATAGTCGTTCATTCTTGTTTGGTCATAAATCTCTTCATAAACTACTTCTTCAGACACTGTATAGGCGTAAGATCCTGTTCCGTATCCTAAAGCCTGAGCAATTTGACCAGGAGTGTATCCATTAAAATCGTTTACTGGATTGACAATCAAAGTGAATGGTCCTTTATTCAAAGACGAGCCAGGAAACTGAACTTGTTCAAAAGTTTGAAGATCAATTTCATTATCCCAATTCGCAACATCTGAATGGAATACAAGATAGTTATATCCAGCATATGCCTGTGTAAGACCACCATTTGGTGCTTCTTCGCCATCTACAAAGTAAACATCTAAAGTGTTGTTAAGTAAATTAGTAGAACTGTAAGTAGCTCCTGAAGAAGGTAAAAACATTCTATTACTAAAGAAATAATCACCAGTATTGATTTGACCATCATTAAATCTTTCATAAAAAGTTGAGTATTTACCAGCGACACCAACACTTGTCAAGTCAGCTTGTGTAACTTTTGTCTCGACACCGTCAGTTCCTAAAATGAACTCGTTATCTTCGGTGTAAACACAGAAGAAACCAGCTAAGATATCACTTAATTGAGCTGAAGTTAATCCAGTCTTAAGTCTAAAAGATTTATTAAATAGTGTGCTTTGAACAATGTTTGAAATAGTAATATTTTCAAAGCTATATTTTTCATAAGTAGTTGGATTAAGAACTAAGCTCATTGAGTTTTTATTAGAGTTGTCAATTAAATTGACCAATCTATTAAACATTTTGAATCTTCTATATTGTTCATAATTAGAAGTATCAGCAGTAGCATTAGTTCCTGGGAATTCTATTACTATCTCATCTCCATATCCTGGTAGAACTTCATAAATATAATAATCATCAGTCGAAGAAGTCCCGAAACTAAAATCTTTAAATCCAGCTGTGTCAACACTAACATCGTTTACTGAAAAACTAAGAGGTGATACAAATGATTGTGAAGCAACACCCAATTCCATGTAACCTAAAACAGTATCAGTAGCAGCTACAGCAGGATTAACATTCGGAACAAATGTGCTAACTGTTTTAATTTCACCGGTTGTGTCAACAACAAAAGCAACTGAGTAAGTAGCCAATGTTGTATTAAATGGATAGTCGGTTGAGTTTATAGTCAATGTAGCAGTTGCTCCTATTGGAACATAACCATCTCCGACAATTACATAAGCCCCATTTGGATGGACATCATAGGTAATACTAATTGATGTTGTAGCAGTAACGATAGAAGGAGTAGCTGAGTTCAATGTGACATTATAAACTGACCCCTCAGAGAACCAAGCAGTTCTTTCTGTCATCTCAACAATTCCAGAAGTTAGTGGTGTGTCAAATAAAGTTCCATCCCATCCGAAAGCGTGTGCAGTTTGTGAATCGAAAGAATAAGTGCCTAACATAGCTGAAACATTTCCTGGTAAATCAAGAGGATTAGAGTTTATTCTTACATCTTCTGTGATTGTTTCTTGATATGAAAGGAAATTAATTTCGTTTTCACCCCCATCAGAGATTGTGTTTCCAAGAAGGTCTAATAAACCATTTGGATAATCTTTTTCAATTAATTCGTTATTGAACGCACAAAATAAACCAGTCCTATCAGTGTCTCTGTTAATCGTAGTTTCAATAAAGATGTTTCTACCATTTAAATCTCTAAAATAAGGAATTAATGACACACCCTCATAATAAGCCAGTGTAGTGACATTTCTATCATTTGCAAAATTTCTAACTTGGTCTTTTCTCAAACCAGAAGCACTAAAGTAATTAACCCATCTTGGATCAACTGCCAATTGCTGATAATTAGACCAATCTC